AAGATTCTTATATTGAATTAACTCATACTAAAAAAACTGAAGAATTTTATCATGAATGGGAAGAAGGTGTTAAATTTTATAAAAATGGATATTTTTACAGTTAATCAAGTTAATCAGGTTTATGTTGTTAATGGTGCAACAGCTGAAGTAGTAAGCCTAAGTAAATCTACGGATATTGACAAAACTAAAGTAGGCTCAGTAGGTGTAGGTACTACTCCAGATGGTGAGTCTGTATACTTTAAACATGTTGGAGTAGCAGGTATTAACAGAACAGACCTTATTGATAAAAATAAAATTGCTTATGGTACAGTTACCTATGCAAATGCTATGGAGAGAAAACTCAAAGCTATTAAAGTAACAATTAATTCTGAAGCTTTGAAAAGTGGTAAACCATTAGTAGGTCAAGATTATATCTTGAGACTTAAATTTGCTCAGGTATCTTGTCCTTCAGTAGATAATCAGTATTGGAAATTTGGTGCTGTTCATGTTACAGCTGGAATGACTGCAAGTGATTTTTACAAAAAAATGGCTATAAGTCTTGTTAGAAGCATGAATAGAGAAGTAGTTAAACTTGTTTCTATCTGGTTAGGTAATACTGAAGTTACTGCTAATACAAAAGAGTCAGACCTAACAGGCTCTTATAATTCTTTGACTATTAAAGAAGTAGAGCAGGATTGGATTTTGGGTCTTAAACAACAACACCCATTGAATTTTAGTGTTGAACCTTCTACTATAAAGAATGAAGATGCTGAAATATTTTGGGCTGATGTTATTGATTCTTATGGTCAGAAAACTACAGGAGGAGTAGAACCTGTTAAAACAGTAGAAACTACTAATGTACCTGATGCAGCTGGTGTTGTTAAAAATGGTAAGAAAATGGCTGACTATGAGTACTTCTACATGGGTGAAAGAGGAGACCAATATAGAATGGTAGGTTATCCTAACTATATTCCTACTAAATATCTCGTAGACCCAAGTAAAGAATATGATACTATTGGTATTCATTTCTCTTACATTGGTGATAACCATTCAGTACAGAAATCAGAAAAAGATGTTACCTTTATTGTAGACCCAACTTTGACATCTTCACTTGTAACTGCTATTGAAGCAGCAACAGGTAAAACTCTAAAAGTTGTTGGTACTCCAGCAAGTACTCCAAGTGGAAATGGTGGAAGCAATAGTTAATATATAAATTAGCAGATTTTTGGTGGGGGGAGGTTCAACCCTTCCCCTATTTTTATTTCCTATTTAAACTATTAAAATATGGTTCACTTTAATGAGCTTAAAATAACGACAGATAGCAAGTATTTAATAATAGATGTAGTCATTAGAAATGAATGGTGGTTTGATAATGTGTACCTTGATGAAATAGTTATTGATAATCAAGATACTTTTGTGGATACTGGTATGCCTTCAAGTAAACCTATATACACACATAAAATAAAACCTACTAAAAAGAATGGAACTCAAGCTAATAATATTAAACACATTAGATTAGAATTAACCCCATTAGAATTAAGAAGACCATTAACTGACTTATTTTTTGTGTATGTAAAAACTAAAGGTACC